AGAGGCAAATGAACGAAGACCGCTACAAAATTATACTAGGCGACTGCATCACCGGCATGAAGACGCTGCCTGATGGGTGTGTCCACACTATTATTACATCTCCTCCGTATTACGGGCTTAGGGACTACGATGGAGGCAGCGAAGAAATCGGTGGTGAAGAAACTCCCGAGCAGTATGTGCAGAAAATGGTGGAGGTGTTCCGTGAGGCTCGTCGCATCCTGCGTGACGACGGAACCCTGTGGTTGAACCTTGGCGATTCGTATGCCACCACAAGCGGGGGCATGGAGCAGTTGCGTAAGATGGGTGATACTACCCCTGCATACGGCAAAATCAAGTACGCTGAAGGCTACAAGGGGGTGTCACAAAAGGGCAAGGCAGGAGCCAAGCGTGAAGGGCTAAAGCACAAGGATTTGATTGGTATTCCGTGGCGTGTGGCTCTTGCACTCCAAGCAGACGGGTGGTATCTGCGGCAAGACATTATTTGGAACAAGCCTAACCCCATGCCTGAAAGTGTAACCGACCGCTGCACCCGTTCACGCGAGTACATTTTCATGTTGACCAAGCAGCCCAAGTACTACTACGATCACGAAGCAGTCAAGGAAGACGCTGTGGGCAAGCCTCACGCACCGGGCAACAAGAACCGCACACAACCTGAAGACAAGGGTGCTCGTGACCCTGCACTGGAACCTGACCGCGTGTGGGCTTCTGACGGCAAGCGTAACAAGCGTTCGGTGTGGACGGTGACAACCAAGGCATTCAAGGGGGCACACTTTGCCACTTACCCCAAAGACTTGATTCTGCCGTGTGTGTTGGCAGGATGCCCTGCCGGTGGCACGGTGTTTGACCCGTTTACAGGCAGCGGAACAACTGCTGTAGTGGCACTCAACAACGGACGCAAGTACATTGGAACCGAACTAAATCCTGAATATGTGCGGATTGCAGAAGCACGAATTACTGAAGAAGTCCCTAATACTTTAGAAGGAGCCTTGGAATGAAGAATAAACTAAAGCCAATCGGAAAATGGGTACTAGTCGCAACCAAACTAGGTGGGCAGAAAACCACCGAAGCAGGAATTATTTACACCGAAAAAGTGACTTGCAAAATGGTGTGGGGTGAAGTTGTGGATATTGGTCCCGACCTGACGGAAGACATTAAAATAGGCGACAAGGTGGTGTGGGACTTGACAAAGAATCTTGGTCGCGGGTATGATGGCAAGGACTTGGTTCATCAGGATTGGATTGCAATGGTGGAACGATAATGGACTTCTATACAAGCGTTGACCTTCGTGGCAAGAATGTGCTGTATCGCGGATGGCGAAACGGGTGTCGTGTACACGAAGCCGTGCCGTTCTGCCCAACGCTGTATATCAAATCCAAAGAACACACAGGACTCACCACCATCTACGGCAATCCTGTGGAACCCATTACTTTTGAAGGGGTTCACGAAGCACGGCAGTTTATTGACCAGTACAAGGATGTCAGCAACTTTGAGGTGTACGGCAACACAAGTTTCGTATATCAGTACTTGTATAAAGAGTTTCCACACGAAGTAGAGTACGACTTCTCCCGTTTGCGTGTGGCGTACTTGGATATTGAGACTTCGTGCGACGGCGGTTTCCCGTCGCCTGATTCCCCAACCGAACGCATCATTGCTATTACCCTTACGGTGGGCAGCAAGACCTATGTGCTTGGGCTTGGCGATTTCACGCTGGAAGGTGTGGAAGCAGAGTGCTTCGCAGACGAGGAGTCCCTGCTCCGACGATTCGTGGAGATTTGGAAGCACGAAGACCCTGACATCGTGACAGGATGGAACATCCGATTCTTTGATATTCCGTACATGGTGGCTCGCATGAATTGGATTTCGGACGAGTGGGCAAACGCCCTTTCACCGTGGGGGCGGCTGCGTGAAACCACCGTGAACCGAATGGGACGCGACCAACGGGTGTTTACTATTGGTGGCGTGTCCACCCTTGACTACTTGGAGTTGTACCTAAAGTTTACCTATGTGAAGCAGGAGTCGTACTCACTCAACCATGTGTGTTCGGTGGAGTTGGGCGAGGAGAAGTTGTCGTATAGCGAGTACGAAACCCTGCAAGAGTTCTACACACAGAACTTCCAAAAGTTCATGGAGTACAACTACAAGGATGTGGAACTGGTTGCCAAACTGGAAGAGAAACTAAAACTGCTTGACCTTGCGGTTGCTCTTGCATATTCTGCCCGAGTAAACTTTGAGGATGTGTTCTCACAGGTTCGCACATGGGATGCCATTATTCACCACCACTTGATGAGTAAGGGCATGGTGGTTCCACAGAAGCGTGAAGCGGAAAAGAAGGAACAGTACGCGGGTGCGTATGTGAAAGACCCGCTTGTGGGAATGCACGATTGGGTGGTGAGTTTTGACTTGAACTCCCTGTATCCCCACCTTATCATGCAGTACAATATTTCACCTGAAACCAAAGACGCTAGCCCCCTGTGGAAGCGGAACAATATTACACCTGACTCCATCTTGAGCAGGAATCGTGGCGAGCCTGTCACCGCGTTTCTTGACCCTGCGGAATACTTGAACCATGCCAAACAGAGCAAACTGTCTATTGCTGCAAATGGTGTGGCGTTCCGTAAAGACCGTCACGGGTTCCTGCCTGAACTCATGGAAATCATGTACGAGGAACGCAAGCGGTTCAAGGGGCTAATGTTGGATAAGCAGAAGGAGTTGGAAGCACTTCCGCCTGATGCTGCACCAAGCAAGAGAAAGGCTATTGAGTACGATATTTCCAAATACAAGAACTTTCAGATGGTGCGAAAGATTCAGTTGAACTCCGCATACGGAGCCATCGGCAACGAGTACTTCCGTTTCTTTGATGTGGCACTTGCAGAGGCTATCACCCTGTCGGGGCAGTTAAGTATTCAATGGATTGGCGAAGCACTCAACAGGTATCTGAACAAGATATTCAAGACGGACGGGCAGGACTATGTGATTGCAAGCGACACCGACTCTGTGTACTTGCGGTTGGGTGAAGCAGTCAAGCAGTCGTTCAAGGGCGAGCACGAACCTGAAAAGGTTGTGGACTTTTTGAATCGTTTCTGTGACCGCATCTTGCAGCCGTTTATTGACAAAGAGTTTGCCAGTCTTGCGGATGTAATGAATGCGTACAGCAACAAGATGGTAATGGGGCGGGAAGTGATTGCACAGAAGGGCGTGTGGACTGCCAAGAAGCGGTACATGCTTTCGGTGTGGAACAGCGAGGGTGTGCAGTACAAGACACCCAAGTTCAAAATCATGGGTATTGAAACCACCCGTTCCAGTACTCCTGCGTGGGTTCGTAAAGTTCTAAAGAAAGCCGTTGAGATGGTGCTGCTGCAAGACGAGGCTACGCTACAGGCATTTGTGAAAAGCACTCGTGAAGAATTCAAAGCACTGCCTCCTGAATCAATGGCGTTCCCCCGTTCTGCAAACGGATTGGACGGGTATAAAGACTCACAATGCGTATATCGTAAATCCACACCTATTGCGGTGAAAGCCGCCCTGCTCCACAACCACTTGGTGCGTAAGCAAAAGTTGGACAAGAAGTACAGGATTATTGGCGAAGGCGAAAAGATTAAGTTTATCTATTTGAAGACTCCTAATCCTATTCACGAGCATGTGGTTGGTTTCACCACTACCCTGCCTCCTGAATTCGGTCTAACAAAATATGTGAATTGGGAAATGCAATTTGATAAAGCATTTCTTGAACCACTCCGCAGTATTACAAATGCGATTGGCTGGAAAACTGAACAAGAGAGTACTTTAGAATCACTTTTCGTATGACAGGCGTATAAATACAGTAACCCCTTACAATGGAGATTTGAAATGGCAACACTAATTTTGAAGATGCGTAGCGGTGAAGAGATTATTGCAAAGGTGAGCGAAAAGTTTACAGGTGAGAACATCACGGGATACCATCTAAAGAATCCGTGCATGTTGATTCCTGTGCCCGGTCGCAACGGTCAGGGTGCAAGCCTTGCCATCGTGCCGTGGATGGCTTCGGTCAAGCAGGATCAAGGCTTTGAGATTCCCAAGGATGCCGTTCTGTTTACAGCAGAACCAATGGACGATCTAGCCAACGAGTACAGCAGTGCTTTCGGCTCTGGACTCGTCGTGCCTAGCAAGGAGATGGCGGTTCCATCGCTCAAGTTGACTACTTGAGATGGCAATTACTGAATTAAATAAACAGTACCTTTGCAACCTCCTTCGTGAGAGGAAGGAGTGGTTGCAAACTGAAGTAAAGAGATTGATGCTTGACAAAGGCTCGTCTTCGGTTATACTACAAGACCACATCCGTGAGATGGAAACCATTGACACACAGCGAAAGGCATTAGGCAAATGAATCTGAAGGACATTCTAAAGGCATCGGGAAACAAGTACGGCAAGATTGCGATTGAAGGACTAGACGGCAGCGACACCCAATCGTATATTTCCACAGGCTCGTATTCGTTCAACGCTCTTGTGAGTGGTTCGCTGTACGGCGGATTGCCTGACAACAAGATTGTGGCACTAGCAGGCGAGCAAGCCACAGGCAAGACCTACTTTGCACTCAATGTGGTTCGTGAGTTCCTGAATGCAGACAAGAAGAACATGGTTCTCTACTTTGATTCAGAGCAAGCGGTTACAAGCGAGATGTTGGATTCTCGTGGTATTGACCGCGAGCGGGTTGCTGTTCTGCCTGTTGCAACGGTGGAGGAGTTCCGTCACCAGTGTATTTCCGCTATTGACAAGTATTTGGAAACCGACGAAGCCAAGCGTCCTCGCATGATGATTGTGTTGGACTCGTTGGGCATGTTGAGCACCGAAAAGGAAATGAACGACACCGCAGAAGGCAAGAATACCCGCGACATGACTCGTGCACAGGTTGTAAAGGCTGCGTTTCGCGTGCTTACCATCAAGTTGGGACACGCTCGCATTCCCATGATTATGACCAATCACACCTACGATGTCGTCGGATGTCTATCTGATACCGTATCGGTTTTGATGGAGGATGGAACTACAAAACCAATTTCACAGATTGCTGTTGGCGACAAAGTAAAGACTCTCGGAGGGAGTTCCTCCGTGACAGAGTTGTTTTCTTATGACGCTTCTGGTGTAATTGAAGTGGAACTGAATGATGGAACCGTCTTCCAAGCAACACCCAATCACAAGTTTCTTACCCGTGATGGGTTATGGAAGCCCATTTCAGAACTTTCAGAAGGAGAGGAAATCTTGACCGTCAAGCAGAACTCGCATTCGTGAATATGGAACTCCACATCCTTTTGCGGCAGCACGAATACTTGGATATTCCACTCCGTTCACAATCACTTTCTTTGATCGGGGATCGCTTTCAGATTTCTTTTTGCGGTATTCATCGGATGTCACAGATTGTTTCCATTTCATTGATTTTTTTCGTCCTTCACTCATTCTAACTGCATCGTAGTTGTTTTGAAAGAACGATTTGTCTGCTCTATTGAACCAAGTGTTTCTCTTTCCCTCACGATACGATTTCTTTAGTGCGATGGATTTTTTTGATTTGGATTCTTCAGATTGTTTTTTGCCAAGAAGACTGTTGGAGATGTTTTGCTTCCAACTATCAGATCGTTCGCTCTTTACAAATTTGGAAAATCCTTCTTTGGCTAGTTCTATTCTTGCTTGTTCTGCTTCTTCCGTTTTACCACTCAGCATTTTCCATGCAACAAAGTCTGCCGTCATTCCTCGTTCTTTCCACAGTAGCCTATGGGCTTCTGCGTGTTCTTCGACAGTTAGAGACACTATATTTGAAGGATCGTTTGATCCTCCTGCGTGTTTGGGTAGAATATGGTGTTTGTGTTTGGGCATAGTTACTACATAGTATGTATGATTTAGGAGATATACACAATGGCTACATTGAAAATTGTAAGAAAGAGTCTCGTTTCCTCCCCTATCAAGGTTTACGATTTTACCGTAGAAGGGGATCATCACTATCTTTTGTCTAACGGTCTAGTTTCACACAATTCTTATGTTCCGACCAAGGAGATGGGCGGCGGTAGCGGTCTAAAGTACGCTGCGTCTACCATCATCTACCTGTCCAAGAAGAAGGACAAGGTGGACAACGAGGTTGTGGGCAACATCATCCATTGCAAGACCTACAAGAGTCGCAAGACCAAGGAAAACAAGATGGTGGATGTGCAGTTGAACTTTGACACAGGGCTGAATCCGTATTACGGGCTGCTAGATATTGCCATCAAGTATGATATCTTCAAGAAGGTGTCCACCAAGATTGATGTGGGTGGTGGCAAGACTGCGTTTGAGTCCCAAATCATTAAGAACCCCGAAAAGTATTTCACCAAAGAAGTCATGGAGCGTCTTGAAGTTGCTGTGCAGAAGGAGTTCTGTTACGGCAAGGACGAACCTGTTCCCAGTGAGGAAACCCAGACGGAGGAATAAATGAGTAGTATTGAACAAACCGTTATTGCGGGACTCCTGAACAACGACGAGTTCTGCAAGAAGGCTGTGCCATTTCTTCAGGAAGAGTATTTCGCCAATCGTCCTGATCGTGCGGTGTTCCGTGAGATCAAGGGATTCATTGAGAAGTATAAGGGGGTTCCCTCCAAGGAAGCCCTCCTTATCTCTTTGGAAAGGGACAAGGCTCTTACCGAAGACGAAATCAAGCGGTGCAGGGAACTTGTGGACACGGTGTGTAGGAGTGACAAGCAGGACACCCAATGGCTGCTAGACACCACAGAGAAGTTCTGCAAAGACAAAGCCATCTACAATGCCATTCTTGAATCTATTCATATTATTGACGGCAAGGACAAGGTGCGTACACCCAATGCCCTGCCTGACATCTTGAGCAAAGCCCTAGCGGTTTCGTTTGATACAAATATTGGTCACGATTACCTTGAAAACTACGAGGAGCGATACGATGTGCTCCACCGTGAAGAAGACAAGATTCCGTTTGACTTGGAGATGTTTAATCTTATCACCAAGGGCGGTGTGGCTCCCAAGACTTTTAATGTCATCATGGCAGGCACAGGTGTAGGCAAGAGCCTGTTCATGTGTCACCACGCTGCGTGTTGTCTCATGCAGAACAAGAATGTGCTGTATGTCACACTGGAAATGGCAGAAGAACGAATCGCAGAGCGTATTGACGCAAACATCATGGACATCACGATGGACGAACTCCACGACCTGCCGTTGGAGATGTACGAGAAGAGGTTGCAGGCAGCAACTCGTGGGGTGAGCGGCAAACTCATCATCAAGGAGTACCCCACTTCGGTGGCAAATGCCAACCATTTCAGGGTTCTACTGGACGAACTTAAACTAAAGAAGGGCTTTGTGCCTGACATTGTGTTTATTGATTACATCAACATCTGCTCGTCGTCTCGTCTCAAGAGCGGTGGCAGCAATGTAAACTCGTACAGTTACATCAAGGCTATTGCAGAAGAATTGCGTGGGCTTGCAATGGAACGGAATGTGCCCCTGTTCACAGCCACACAGGTGAACCGTTCAGGATACTCGTCCACCGATGTGGAACTCACCGATACTTCAGAGTCGTTTGGTCTGCCCCATACCGCAGACTTTATGGCAGCACTCATTACAACTGAAGAATTGGAAAAAGCAGGGCAGATCATGGTGAAGCAGTTAAAGAACCGCTACAACACCAAGGCTGTAAACAAAAAGTTTATTGTGGGGCTGAACTACGCCAAGATGAAGTTCTACGATGTAAAGAAGGAAGAGTTTGAGGAGTTGTCCCAAGCGGCTACCACCAAGGAAGAAGGTTTCGGCAGCGGCTACGGCAAGCGTGACTTTGCCAAGAAGTTTGGTGGCAGTGGCACAGACGATTGGAATTTCTAAATGTCTATCCTGATTGACAAAAAATACATTAACTTGGTGTCGCCACAACTACAGAAGTTCAAGTGGAAGAGTGCCAATTTGGCAAACGCACGATGCCCGCTGTGTGGTGATTCACAAAAGAACAAGAACAAGGCTCGTGGGTTTTTCTTTCCCAAGAAGAACGACTACTACTACAAGTGCCACAACTGCGGTATTGGGCACACCATGTACAAATTCTTGGAGATTGTGGCTCCTGTGCTGTGTCGTGAGTACGCACTAGAGCGGTGGCGTAACGGCGAGAACGGACACTCCAACTACACCAAGCCTGACGAAACAGTTATTGCACAACAGGCAATACGGATAAGCCTTCCGCGTATTTCAGAATTGGATGCTGCCCACGCTGCCCATCGGTACTGCACAGGGCGAGCCATTCCCTGTCTAGACCGATTTTATTTTTGCGAATCGTTTGGTGATTGGGTTCGTGGCATTGACCCTACATATACAACCGTTCCTAATGACGAGCGTATCGTCATTCCGTTCCTGAACAAGAGCGGAGAACTGCTTGGAGTACAAGGACGAGCCGTTGGAGGTTCCAAGAGTGCTATACGATACATTACCGTGAAGTTCGCCAAGGACGGCAGAATGTTTTTTGGAGGCGACACAGTTGATTACTCACGGCGAGTTTACGCAACAGAAGGCCCGATTGATTCTGTATTTTTGGATAATGGTATTGCTTTTGCAGGCAGCGAGTTGGGAGATGTGGTGTCTCGTTTCAGGGATGTGGTTGTTGTTTTGGACAACGAGCCGCGTAACCGAGAAATTGTTGAAGCCACGCGAGAAGCAATTGAAAACGGCTACACGGTCTGCGTGTGGGGTTCTGGAGTACTAGAAAAAGATATTAACGATATGGTGCTTTCAGGCAAGTCCGCACAACAAGTGCAGGACGAGATTGATAAATACTCGTGCAGCGGTATGGAGGCTCGTCTCAAATGGAGTCAATGGAAAAGGGTGTAACATGAGCGAAGACGAATACAACGATAAAGACGGACACAGTTTCAAGCATCCTGTTATTGCATACGCTTTTGCAATTCTAGAGTATGTAAAGAACACCAACCCTGAACTGTACAAGCGGGCGGTGGAATACGCTGAAGACCTGACAGGAGTTGAACTTGAAGGATTTGAACTGGAAGAGATTGACTCTGAAGACCAAACCGACGACGAGAATCCCGAGCAAAACGAAGACGACGAATTCTACGGATAACCCACCATGCAAACTCGTGAAACCTTTATTTCTGTACTGAACTGTGGTCATGTGGAGTATGTGTCACACATGGGTGACGACCTGACTGTGGTGAACGCTGCTCGCGTGTCCTTTAACAAGGAGAGTGAGTGGGGAATAGATGAAGCAGCAAAACAAAGACTCACAAATAGTGGTTCTAGATTTGATGAAAAAGAACTGCATCAACTGTGTAAAAAAGACGAACGGCTAATTGCTTATTTGGCTAAACACAAGCACTGGACACCGTTTGCCCATCCGCAAATCACACTACGCATCAAGGCTCCCATTTTTGTACGGACACAACTGTTCAAGCACAAAGTTGGGATGGTAGAGAACGAAGTGTCTCGTCGCTATGTCACAGACGAGCCGCAGTTCTACACTCCTGAATGGCGAGCAGCACCCACCGATGGTGCAAAACAGGGCAGCAGTGATTTTGTGGACGATGTTGCACTGGTTGCAGAGATGGACGAGATTTACAACCGTGTGGTGTTGGAAGCCCTTGACGCATACAACCGTCTGTTGGCTCGTGGGGTTGCTCCTGAGCAGGCTCGTGCAGTACTGCCACAGGGAACCTATACGGAATGGTGGTGGACCGGTTCGCTGTCTGCGTTTGCCCGTATCTACGCACAGCGGATTGACGCACACGCACAGTGGGAAGTGCAGCAGTACGCCAAAGCAATTTCTGAAATCGTTGCACCCCTGTATCCCCACTCGTGGAAGGCACTAACAGTACGCCCTAAATAATAGGATGGAACAGTTCAAGCGATTCTCACAGTCTAAAGACTCGCAAGAGCCACAGAAGCCCCTGCCGTTTTCGGAGGGGCGTTACGGCTTTGGGTCGCAGTTTACCCTGACCCATCGCGTCAAGGGTACTAGTTACTCTATTGGCGACACCTTTACTTACATTTCCCAAACCCAAGCAGCCGCAAGCAACCCGTATATTTTGAAAATTGGTGACGGACTTGGCGAGCACTGCTTTCTTGACCCACGCGGTCGTGCGGTGGTGCTGTCTGCGGACACAGGTGTAGTAGACATCCTGTTTGAGTATGTGCAGCCCACACCACAAACCGTGGTGTTGAGTGAGGGCGAAGAGTTTATCCCTCCACCGCCACCGCCTGTGTACATTACAGAGGCACAGTTCAGCGAGTTCCGCAAGGGCTTGGCTACTGTGCTTTCAGAAATTGCAGGGCTTGTTCCACAAAAGGGAGACAGAGGCGACCGTGGTGAACGGGGAGAACGGGGTGAAAAGGGCGAGCGTGGTGAAACAGGATGGAACGGATGGCCCGGCGACAAGGGCGAACCCGGCAAGGACGGAAAAGACGGCGAGCGTGGAGAGAAAGGAGAACGCGGTGAACAAGGCGAACGCGGCGAGCAAGGCCCAAAGGGCGATACAGGTGACAAGGGCGAGCGTGGTGAAACGGGTGAGAAAGGCGATAAGGGCGACCGTGGCGAAAACGGTGCTCGCGGTGAACGGGGCGAAAAAGGTGATAAAGGCGACAAGGGCGAACCTGGAATTCCAGGGCTTGCAGGAAAAGACGGCAAGAACGGAAAAGACGGTAAGGCGGGTGCGGACGGTAAAGCGGGACGAGTGGGGGAGAGGGGACTAAAGGGTGACAAGGGCGAGCGTGGAGAGAAAGGCGACAAGGGCGAACAAGGCGATAGTGGACTACTGACTGCCAAGTTCCCACTAGTCTACGACCCAAGTGAAAAATCTGTAGCCATTGACGAGGCTCGCCTTGACCGGATTCTGAAAAAGATTCTTGGTGGTGGCAAGGTGTCTCCACAAGACATGGGATGGCTTGCGTCCACTGGTGGTGGTGGCAAGGTGGCTGTGTACCACGATGGGGTGAAAATCACACCCGATGTTCGTGGTATAGATTTTATTGGGCCAGGAGTTGCTTCTGTAACAAAAGAAAACGGTGCTGGCGGTAAACTGATTGTGAACATTCAAGGTGGAGGTGGTGGAACAACAGGCCCTACAGGCCCTGCGGGTGCAACCGGGCTTGGGTTTCAAACTCTACTGTCTGGAACCACAATAGCACTGACTGGTGTTGGAACAGGAATAACTTTAAATATTTCAAATGTAGATTTAGCACAGACCGCGTATTCTGTTGGTCAGTATGTGCATATAGTTAATTCACTAGACAGCCTTTCTCCAATAGTAGGCAGACGATGGATAAGTGGCTACATTACAGGAATAGCCGGAAACAGTTTAGGGGTGTTTAGAGACAGTGCATCTGCAAATTGGGCGAGTGGAAATAGTTGGCAGATAAACCTGTCAGGAAAAAATGGCAGAGAACACGTTGGCATGGTTTCTTATAGTGAAGTGCCCCCCACTATTAGCAGAACAGACGATTTTAATTTTCTAATAACAGGAATATCTTTAAGCAACACTGCTTACTACTACGGTAATTACGTTTCAGTGGTTGATATCAACCAAGACGTTTACATTGACGGCACTGTAACAGATATTAATTACGACGCAAACACAATACAAATAGAGTTGCTAGCAGATCCTGTTGGCGTAATACAAACCAATTCTGCGTTGGAGGCTCAACAGTTAGATCAGCAAACGTGGTTTATAAATCTGGCAGGTGCTCCTGGAACCATTACAGAACCTGTAGGAACTAGCGGGATAGTAGTATCCAAAATAGCAACCGCTTCTGGAACTACTTACGAATTTTCAAATACTGGTGTTTTAAGTTTCAACGGACTCACTGGTGCGGTTGGTGGTGTTACTACTTCTGTGGCTAACACCTTTACTGCTCTCCAAACATTCAACTCGGGAATTTCTTCCGCAGGCTCCACCTTCTCAGGAATAGTAAACTTTACTCAAGGAAGCACTGATTCTGGTCAAATTCGTCTGTTGGAAGACAGCGACAACGGTTCTAACTGGATTGCCATAAAAGCACCCGCAGCAGTTACCTCAAACATTACTCTTACTCTTCCTGACAGTGATGGTGATTCTGGTCAGATACTTACCACAGACGGTAGCGGAGTTTTAAGTTGGGCAAGTGCAGGTGCTGCTGCAACCGCAACCAGTTTGGCAGGTGGTGCAACCGGATCATTGCCGTTTCAGAACGGTGCTAGTTCCACCACTTTCCTTGCAGATCCAAACGTTGAGGGTGCTGTTCTTACCTATAACAACACCACCAATGCTCCTGTATGGTCTTCTGGAACAGGAACCGGAGCACCTGTACGAGAAACGTCTCCCACAATTGTTACTCCCACAGTAACAACCTCAATTTCCACAGGCAGCACCACTCTCGGTGTTTTTGACGCTACAGCAACAACCGTAAACGCTTTCGGTGCAGCAACCACACTAAACTTGGGTGAAGACGGTTCTGGTACTGCCACAACCAACCTGAATGTTTCTAACTCTGGAGCAAAAACTGTAAATGTTGCAACAGGAACAGGCGGAAACAGAACAGTAAACATTGGTACAGGTTCTAGTGGAACCACAACAAGAGCAGTAAACATTCTTAATACTGCTGCTGGAGTTAACACGGTTTCTCTGCCTTTAGGTTCTTCTTTAAACTATGATGCTTCTGGTTTACCTGCTAATGGTTATGTTCGTTTAGCATACGGATTGGATACTGGAACAACACCATCAGAATCAACTTATACAGTTTCTATCGGCACTAATGCAACCGGAGATGGGGCAGTAAATGTTAATATCGGTACATCTAGTCTAGGAACAACAACTGTAAATAACAATCTGGTTGTTTCAGGTAATTTTACAGTTAACGGAACAACCACAACTATTAACTCCACAACCCTACAGGTTGACGATAAATTAATAGAACTAGCACATTCTCCATCAGGAGCAACAGGAAACGATGCTGCTGTTGACGGCGGTGGTATTCAACTAAATTCTACCGGAGGGAACAAGACCTTTACTTGGGTTGATTCTACCGATGCTTGGACATCCTCAGAACACCTTAATCTAGCATCAGGTAAAGCATATTATATCAACGGAACTTCAGTTCTAAATTCCACTACACTGGGTTCCGCAGTAGTTACATCTTCTCTCACAACTGTTGGTGCTCTATCGGCAGGTAGCATTACAACAGGATTCACCCAAATCATCGCAGCAGACATAGTTGGTCTTGCTGCACTAGACATTAACGGAGGCACAGCAACATCCACTATTGTGGGAACAGACCTGCTCATAGTGGACGATGGTGCTAACGGAACCAACCGATACGTTACTGTGGACAATCTTTTTGGAGTAAACAGCACTGCAACCGTTGACGGCGGCACATTCTGATAAATGGAGATTTAAATTATGGATATTAAAGAACCTAATTACAACGAAAGCGTAATTATTCCTCTACTGCAAAAAAAGCACACAGAACTAACAAATGCCAATTTAGTTTTGGAAGCCAACCTGATGGTTGAACGGGCAAAAAATCAATTTTTATCCGCACGACTTGTAGAAGCACAATCCAAAATAGATATTGGATCAAAGAAAAAAAGAAAAGACTTGCCTGAACTAGAAGGTGGAGAATTTTGACATAAATACTCTTTGATCCCGTAATGGGCGGGTTTTACAAGAATGAGGTGACGTTTTGGCTACAGTAAAAATCAAGTATTCCACCACTCCGTTTTCCACTCCATCAGGTCTAACAACTGGAGAACTTGCAGTAAATATACACGAAAGACGAGTGTATATTGGCAGCACCGGCGGCAGTGTAGACATTACAGGAGTTCGCACATTCAACGGGTTGACGGGGGATGTTACCGGTGTCACCACGTCTGTTGCCAACACTTTCACTGCTCTCCAAACATTTAACTCGGGAATTTCTGCTGCTGGTGGCACATTCTCTGCACTCACCCGATTCACGGGTGGAATAACTACAAACACTCTGCATGTTTCTGGAGGTGCTACATTCTCAGGGCCTAATCTTGTTGCATTTACAACCGGTATTACAGCAGGAATTGTGAGAAGCCCTGCAATTGTAACAAATTCAATTAGTGCTCCACAACAATCTGGCGGTCAAATAGACATAGCAACCGATGGTGCTCAAACTGTTTATATTGGAGATTTTTATGGAAATAACGAAACATACACTTTCATAGAGGTGACTGATAGTTTTGGTGACAGTAGAGTTGTAGTAAGTAGCGTTTACGGAGATGTTGTTATTGGTGACGCATACGGTAATGGTAATCAAACTCGTATGGTGTTGAATGACCAAAACCAGACTTTAGATTTTTACGGTTCGCGGTTTTCAATAAATGCTGGTCTGTCTGCTGCTGGTGCAACATTTGGAAACGACATTGGTGTAAACGGAGTAAGAGTAGGCAGAGGAGGGGGAAACATCTCTTCCAACACCGTGCTTGGTTCGTCTGCATTAGGAGCAAACACCACAGGAACGCAAAATGTTGCTATAGGCATACAAGCGTTGAATGGTGCAACTAATGCAGGAGGAAATATTGCTATAGGAAGACGAGCACTGTTTACTACTACCGCAGGAGATAATGTTGGTATAGGTAATAATGCTGCTACAAATTTGACAAGTGGTTCTGAAAATGTTTACATTGGAAGCGGTGTTGCTGCAAACTCTGGATCTTCTCAGAATGAAATTGTCATAGGTGCAAACACTACCGGCAGAGGAAGCAACACAGTAACCATAGGAAATTCCTCAGTAGTTACCACTTTTGTAAGTGGAGTTTTAAATGCTTCAAGTGGTATTTCCGCATCGGGTGGTATAACATTTGGTGGAACGGTTGCATCCGACACAGGCTACCGCATCACCTCAAACGCCATCAACGCACAGACAGGAACCACATACACATTCTTATCCACAGACAACGGCAAGGTAGTGACCTTCAACAACGGTTCTGCCGTTACCGTGACTATTCCTTCAGGACTACCTGTTGGATTCAACTGCACGGGCATTCAGTTGGGTGCAGGACAGGTAGGCTTTACCGCTGCGTCTGGTGTAACTATGAACGCATACGCAAGTGCATTCAAGATTTCTGGTCAGCACGGCGCGGCTACAGTATTATCATATACCACCAATATATTCAATGTATCTGGAACTCTAAGCGTATGATTGTTCTTCCATCAGCAAAATCACTCGCCACCCGTTCTCCTATGGCAGAGTATGTGGAGTTTGGAACATCACGATCCAGTGGAACATGGGGTGGGTTTAATACTGCTTTTGTATATTGGTCAGGTGCTCCTAATCTCACGGTGGAATGGGGCGGAACAGGATGGAGTGGTGGTGCAGCAACACAGGTGTATAATGGTTTTCAAGGATACGGCTCAAACGCCGCATCCATCAGCAGGGCTGTTTCTGGAGCAGGAAGCAAGACCATACGATGCTATTCAACAGACACATCAGGCAGAAGAATAGGCAAAATAACCCAAATCTCTTTAGGGTTTACCAATTCTTCAAATGCAACTACTCCGCTAACATCTGTTGATGTTAAAAATGCAAGAGAACTTAATAGTCTTATATTAACAACAACAGATGTATCAGGAACCATTACATCTTTGGATGTGAGTGGAATGAAAAAATTGACTGTGCTTATTTTCAATGGTGTTGGTACTCCGTCTTCTTATACTACCTCAATCAATGTAACAGACTGCACCGCTTTGGAAAATCTTAGAGTTACAAGTCAATCTAGCATTACTTCTATCACAGGGCTTTCGTCACTAAAAAACAACCTACAAACTCTGAGTTTGTCGAATATGGGCGGCTTCACCAGTCTTGATGTTTCGGACTTTGGTTCTTTGTACTACTTGGATTTGTATGCTTGCACCGCACTAACATCGCTAAGGGCGCAGAATGTAATGTTGTACACGACATACTATCACGCTTATTATGGTTTTGCTTACTCTTTGGATGGAGGAGCAAACCTCCAATACACAAACTTGAGTGGTGAAGCGTTGAATCAATTTTACACCGATCTTGCAACTGAAACCACCGCAAATCCTGCGATAATTGCGATATTCGGCTCTTTGGGAGCATTGGGATCTGATACCTCTATTGCCACAAACAAAAACTACACGGTAATAGGAAATGTTCCTCCATGATCTACTTCATCACCCCCAAATACAGCGTTGCGTTCATTCCAAAGTCTGGTTGCTCCACCCTTTCTCGCTGCGTCATCAAGGCGTTTCAACCGCACGAAGAGCGGCTGATCGTGAACGGTGCGTATCCCACGGGACATGGACCAGACACCACTATGTGGCAAGGATTCGCAAAAAAAGAAAAGTATCCCACGCGCCCCACGCTTGCGCTCATACGGGAACCTGTTTCCCGATTCATTTCTGCCATGTCGCAGATGGGGCTGATGGATGTTGACGCTGCATTGGACTCCATGCTGAACAGCACACCCATAGAAAAACAAGTACCACGACACACCAGAACTTTGGTGTTGCGAAAGAATGAGCATTTCGTCCCGCAAATAAATTGGGTTCATCCCGACACCAAATTGTATCGGTTTCCCGATCACCTCACCGAAGCGGCTACAGAAATAGGATTTGCCTTACCTCTGCCCACCATCAATACGGCAACCAGACCAAAGCCAACGCTCACCCCTGCACAAGAAGACGCGGTGCGGCAATTTTACGCAGAAGACATCACGCTTTACGATTCAATAGTCCATCATGGAATCGTGAACGGAATCGTTACAGCCAACTACACTCCTCCCGTGCCGCCACAAATTATTGAAGATTCGGTTTACGAGCCGTAAAACAAAAATTTAAAAGTTTTCCGAACACTTCACGGAGGGAGCACAAGAGTTTGGAATGATTATTCCGCTTCCCACAATCAACGCGGCATCAAATCCAAAACCAATTCTGACTCCCGAGCAAGAGGATGCTGTTTTAAAATATCATCAAGAAGATACCATGCTATTTAATTAAATAACGACAGCAGGAATTGTATCAGGAGTAGTGTCTTCAAACTAAAAATTCAAAACTATATTTCACTCGTGTGTTGTGACACGGTAGAGGGCTACATACTCTACCAACCCTAACAATGGAGGCAAGTATGAGCAAGAGTCTTCCCACTCAGTATCAGTCGTTTATTCACCTTTCAAGATATTCTCGGTGGCTTGAGAGTGAAGGCAGACGCGAAACATGGGAAGAAACGGTTGACCGCTACTTCCGTTTCTTTGATGAGCACTGGAACGATAAGGGTGTCAAGATTTCCAAGGCTACACGGGAAGAACTTCGTGAATCCGTTCTAAATTTGGAAATCATGCCGTCTATGCGTTCGCTGATGACCGCAGGCGAAGCACTACAGCGTGACAACACCGCAGGCTACAACTGCTCGTATGTGGCAGTCAACAAGGTTCGTGCGTTTGATGAAATTCTGTATGTGCTTATGTGCGGCACAGGCGTTGGCTTCTCTGTGGAGCGTCAGTATGTGGAGAAACTGCCCACAATTGCAGAGCAGTTCAGCAACAGCGACACCGTGATTGTGGTCAAGGACTCCAAAGAAGGATGGGCAAAAGCGTATCGTGAACTGGTGTCGTTGCTCATCGGTGGGCAGATTCCGTCGTGGGATACAAGCAAGATTCGCCCCGCAGGTGCTCGTCTCAAGACATTCGGTGGTCGTGCAAGCGGTCCTCGTCCACTAGAGGAACTGTTCACTTTCACCGTTGACACCTTCAAGCGAGCAGCAGGACGCAAACTCACCTCTATGGAGTGCCACGACATTATTTGCAAGGTAGCCGAAGTGGTGGTTGTGGGTGGTGTGCGTCGTTCTGCTCTTATCTCCTTGTCTAATCTCACAGACGAGCGTATGCGTAATGCCAAGAGTGGTGCGTGGTGGAACGAGAACCCACAGCGGGCACTAGCCAACAACAGTGTTGCGTACAAGGAGAAGCCCGAGATTGGCACATTCATGGAGGAGTGGCTGTCTCTGTACAACTCCAAGAGTGGCGAGCGTGGTATATTTAATCGTGAAGCGTGTGAAAAGACTGTGGCTAAACTAGGCGACCGCCGCGATTCGTCTTACGAGTTCGGCACGAATCCTTGCTGCTTGGATGGTGATACACTAGTAGAAACAAACATGGGGCAAATGCCTCTATCTGCTGTTGTGTCCGACCCTGATGGATTTTTGGTGTATTCGTACAACACAGAAACCGATAAATTGGAATACACCGAAATTCTTTCTGGGGATATGACAC